AGGTGGAGTATTATTTTGTGGCAGTTGTGGTTGTGTTCCCCAACTTGGAGCCTGTTGCTGCGGCTGCTGTTGTGGAGCATTATTACCCCAACCACCATTATTTGGCTGCTGCTGCATTACAGGCTGTTGCTGTTGTGGCTGCTGCTGACCACCACCCCAACCAGACTGTTGCGGTTGCGGTGCAGATGGTGCCTTACCCGGTTCATTACCATTAGCATCAAACACCTTCTTTATTTCAACATAACCACCAGTAGGACCACCCTTTTCAGTACCGGGTTCATTGTCCTTTTGCCAACCAACTTCAAGAGTACCACGACTACCAACCAATTCGCGTCCCTTATTAGGCCAATTTAATTTAAATATTCCTGTAACATGACACAATGCAGAAAGTTGAGACTGTGCAATTTCAACAGTCTGTGTATTTTCATGCCAAAGATTATAGTTGCGATCAATTGTACCAACTGGTGTTTCAAATGTTACTCGAAACATTCCAGATTTGTTATCTTTAGAAGGAACAATATCGGTAGTTTTGATAACAAAAGGAAACATACCAACAGGGTGCTTTTGACCACCCTGCTTTGGTTCAATATTGGTTGCATCAAAACTGCCTTGTGGAACAAAGTTATCCATTTATTTATTTCCTTTATTCTCTAGGTGTACCGTCTGGTAAACGTGTAATACACACATTCACCCACATAGCATTAGAACGATGGTTTCTAATAATAAAAGTCTTATCAGGACCATCAGGTAAACAAGCTTCTAGAACATTACAATATTCTTTTGCAGCTTGTCTAACTTTATTCATTTGCTCAATTTGAGCATCGGTAGGCTTTAAATATTCAAAAGTTGACGGGTGCATTATTCACCTATGCTGCACGCTTTAATGCTTTTTCAACAGCATTAATCATAAAATCTCGCATCTTTTCACCAGTCTTAGCGCGACGTGCCTTGATACGAGTATGTAACTGCTTTGGCATTTGAAGGGTAAATGTAGCCATTCCCTTCTTAACAGTTGACTTCTTCTTAGACTTCTTTGCCATTTTATTTACTCCTTATTTCTAAGAAAATTATAATAAACTTTTGCTTTTTCCGTTACTTGACTTGCATTAAGTCTATCACTCATAAATTCACAATGAGCTAGTCTTAATGCTTCAAGCCTTCTTAATTCATCTTTTTCTGTTTCATCCATTTTTATTTTCCTTTCTTTTTGAAGACAAACTTTACTTCATATCCATTTTCTAACTCACGGAC